ACCAGCCATAGCGCTCATAATGTCTCTATCCTCCTGATCATAACCCATAACTTCCGCCAAATCGATTAATATTCTCAATGATGCTATTATCAATTGTGAAGGTAATTTTTGGTCATACTTACTATAATCACCACCAAATAACCTTTCATCACCAAATGTCATAACATGATTATAAAAATCGTCCCATTCTGGACCATGGCAATTAATACCAACAGCACACTCAGACATTAATGGATTCATTTGAAGGAAACGAACAACTGGTAAATAATATTTTCTCACTAAAAACGTAAGAGATATTGGATTACCATAAAATATTCTACACTTTCCCTTTGCAACAGGTAAAGCTTCATCCTTTTTACAAGCCTTAGCAATTGTATATGCACGTTGTCCACGCTTATAAAATCCTAAAACTCGTTCAATATCATCCATAATTTCCTGTGTAAACATCCTCTGTGGATAACCCTCCTTTGTTGGCTCTAAATCAATAACGTACCGTGACTTAGGTCCTTTCAATGGGTATCCAATGGATGTGTTGAAATTAATAGCGTCCACGAATCTACAACCTGGAATACCATTAACATTCTCCATATCCGTCAATGGCTTCACCTTCCACTTCAACGTATGCACCAACTCAATCAATGGTGCTTTGTAGTCCTTTATAGCTATGCTCAACAGTTTATGGGGAAATGGTTCACCTGGTTTACTAGCATTAGCCAAGGCCATCTGCCAGCCATACCATTCCGGTTTCATCTTAGGAGCACCCCAAATATTTTCCACACCTGTCACTTCCGTAACAATATGCGAAATTGGTGTACGCCTAACATCAGACCTGGATGTAACTGCTCCAGAACAAGAACCATAATACGAAAATTGCGATCCTTCAGGTAAGAAATTGATAGGACTCTTTTCATGCAAGCCATCCTGTGTGGTGACATTAACACCTAATACCTCTTGTGTAAAATGTTCTCCATCTCCGGTTTGCAATACGCCATCAATACTTTTAATCTGTAAAATAGCATCCAGTAATTGTTTATGAGTTAAAGTACCCATGCAACCAACTGGTTGTCCATCTTTTCCACCTAAATGCAATCCTGTTATCATAGGTGTTCTGGTTTCTGAAAGTAATGTAGCTCCACATAATCCACCAAATGTGTTCATCGAGAGGTTATAATATGCTCCTCCGTCAAAATTACAAGTGCCATTGGATACTCGGCCAGCTTTACACATTCCATGTGCAGTAATCAATTCTCCAGTTCTCTGTCTCCATAACATCTTGAATGGATGTGAAACAATTTCACCAAGTGGAAAGAACTTAAGCAAATTACGGTAAGAACCTCCAGTACTTGAATAGCACAACCTAAAATCAGTGCCTTCAATATGTACTGAAGAATCCTTACAAATACGTGTTACAAAACTCCCTCCGACAGCTTCAGCATTAACCTTCCTACAAGTTAACCTTAAAGTGTCACTCTTTTTAAAATAATGATTGGGAATCAATAACATGTTCGATGTAATCATCAATACATTAGCCATAAGTATATCATCAGTATTTTCAGCTTCCACGGATGCGTACAATAAATTGTTCTCCACGGCATTTTGCAGTCTTTCAATAGTAGTACATTTACTGCTTTCTGATGCTGGCAATACTCTTTTAGTAACTTGTGACCAAACATTAACTTGTTCATCTCTTGCCTTAATATCTTCCATACTCCTTGGTTCCAGTGCACCATGTTCCTTAACAATGCCTCTCCACGACTTAAATACTTTCGCAATAGCATACATAGCCGCCATAGAAGCACATCCACAACACAATACCTTGGCATAACTGGCTCGTCTACTTCTCACAATCTCTACTAGGTTATCAGTTCTATGACATAATTCTGCCATCATCAATTTCCTAATAGCCATCTTTGACAAGTACTCACCAATTGTCAATCCTAAAACTGACAATAAAATACCATGTACTGGACTAACAAGTAGTGCAAATATACAAAATAAAACATAATACCATCTACATTTGTAAGTTACTTCATCAATATCCTTTCTGTAAACAAATTGTAAAAATGTTATAAATCTATCATTCTGTAGCCATTTCAACGGCAAGAAACAAATCCAATCCCATTTGTCCAAGAATTGATTTGTCCTCTTGTATAATTCCGCTGTAGGCATTTGCGCTAACGTTGCATTAAAACGCGCCTGTGTTTCATTCACTACGTCACGTACATGTTTCTTGGCTTGTCTAAAATGTTGCCATGCTTCAAATCCATATTGTTCTGATAGGTGGTCAGGACAAAAGTGTTTCAAATGACAACATCCAGGATGCTGACAACGCTGTAATGTCTGTTTGTCAGCCTTCCTATCCAACAAAGCCTGCTGATTTTTCCTATGTTCATGAAAGTACTCAATCGCACATTGTATCGCTTCAATAGCAGAAACATTTTCCATCACTTTACCTCTCCATGTGATTGGGAGATATCCAGCTGCCGTTCTTAATGCTGGTGGTCTAACTGCTTGTTCAATTGTAATTTCCCAAATATCATCTATTAAAGGTGGTTCGTACACTCCATCATGTGTATAATGTTCTCGTATTTTCGAACTATCCACACCACAAGGGACACCTTCCTTAAATCGTTGAAATTTTTCTTTACATTTGACAGTCATAACCAAGTCCATTCTGCGTTGAATAGAATATGGACACTGTGAATACGATCTTGCATCTAAATCCTTAACGTTAGTAGTTACAAGAACAATCTCTGGTTCGACCCAGCATTGTCCTTTGCCTTCCAACTCTGCCTTATTTGCATAATACGTCTGGTTGTTACACATGTCAATAATCATTCGTGTCGGTGGTCTCTGCACAAATTCCGATTTCTCATTTGCCA